GTTAGACGTGGCTGTCAGATACCTGTCGGACCACCTAGATATTGACCCATCGTATAAGGCTGTCGTCTTTTCGTCCTACATTTTGTCCGTAGAAGAGATAGTCCAAGCTCTGGCTGCAGGTGGCTACGACGCAAGGCCTTACACAGGCGAAATGAATGCAAAGCAAAAAGAGGAGGCAAAAGTTGCGTTCCAGACAGACCCAAAGGTCAGAGTACTCGTCAGCTCAGATGCAGGAGGATACGGTGTTGACCTTCCCCAAGCGAACCTCTTGCTCAACTATGACCAACCTTGGTCAGCAGGCCTTGCCGTTCAGCGGAACAGTCGTATCAATCGTGCGTCCAGTACATGGCCCACTATTACGATTCAAGACATTCTTGTTAAAGACTCCATCGAACAGCGTCAGTACGACACGCTGAAACAAAAGTCCAACATAGCTGATGCTATTTTGGATGGAGAGGGTATAAACTCCAAGGGTGGAGTTGATTTGACTGTAGGAAGTTTGATAGATTTCCTAACCACTAAAATGTTTTAGAGAGGGTAAGAATGGCCGCTAAAGGCGCAAGAGTACGCAACGACAAGCGTAACAACGGAAAAGCTTCTAAGAAGAACCCAAAAGTATTCGACGCTACTAAGCGTCGCCTAGTAAGTGCAAAGTAGGGGAACATGAAAATCATCGACGAAAACCCAAGAGAGTTTGCTGACCCAAACGACATCAACACTCAAGTGAGGGAGTACCTTCAGGTAAAGTCTTCACTGGACATGCTTGAGGGTCGACAGAAGACTCTACGAGACTCCCTGTTTGCTCACATTGAAGCTGACGGAGAGTTTGACGACAAAGGCAACGTGTTTCTAGAACTCGGAGCCGAGATTGACGGCGTTGTCCGTATTGAAAAGCAGAAGCGAGTTACTCGTAAACTTGACGAAGAGAACGCTGAAAAGATTCTTTCTGAGAATGGAATCGAAGACGATGTCTACGAAACTGTTCGAGTCGTAAACGAAGACAAGCTTATGGCTGCTTTTTACGAGGGCAAGATTACCGAGGACGAGCTAGAGCGTATCTACCCTGCCAAGGTTGTCTGGGCACTACGTACCGCAAAGAGGTAACCATGCCAGGACTTCGTAGCGAGGAAGACATCCTCAAAGCTTTTGCTGGTCTAGACACTGTCCCAGGGTCACGCCAGCCACGCAAGGCAGACACTCCTAAGGCCGTCGCACGACGTGCGCAGGCTATGGGAGAGTCAAATGGATGGGATGAAGCTCCCATCAAAAAGGTTTTCAAGGGAGAGGAGCGAGAGCTGTTCACAGTAGGAGCTCTTGCGCAGGCCCTTGAGAAAAAGATAGTGACGATACGTTTGTGGGAACGCAAAGGTTACATCCCTATCGCTCCGTTCCGTCTACGCTCTAAGCAGCTCAACGGTGAGAAAGTAAACGGCAATCGTGTGTACACACGTGAACTTGTAGAAATCGCCATCGAAGAATTTGCAAAACGTGGACTTCTGGGTTCTGCTCGTGTAGAGTGGAACCGTCATGCTGATTTGACTGACGTTCTTGTAAAGCGTTGGAAAGAAGCAGTAGACACCCTTTGAGAGCCATACGGCCTCACTGCCAACCGAGAGCGAAAGCCTCACTAACCAAAGAAAGAGAATCATGATTGATTCCCCGACCATGTCTGCCCAAGACTACTTCGTAGAAGACTCAGCAGACGTAGCACCAAAGCACGGTACTTCCGTGCAGTCTGGATGGGACCTAGCAGCAGCTGTGCTTGACAAGCCAGCAGCAGGCGACTACCCAACCGACTTCCGTTTCACCGAGTCCACTCAGTTGGTTCGCTTCTTAGAGGACGACCCATTTGATGTGTACGCACAGCACTGGATTGAGCGTGAGGGCAAGAAGTCCTTCGTTTGTCTCCAGACTCCTCGTATTGACGAGTCCTGCCCTCTCTGCGACATCGCAGGAGACCAGCCACGTAACAAGTTCGCTTTCAACGTGGTTGTCCTTACTGACGAGAACGACGGTACCCCAAAGGTCCAGATTCTCACCGCCCCTCCTAGTTTTGCCCGTCAGCTACGTGCAATGAACATTGACCCTAAGATGGGGCCATTGAGCAAGCACTACTGGGCAATTTCTCGGCACGGTAGCGGTCCAAAGACTCAGTACACCCTCAACCGAGTCAAGGCTACCGACCTTGCCGAAGAGTGGGACCTAGACCCAGTCGCCGTGGAATCTTCTCTACAGAACCTTCCACTGTATGACAGCTCCGTAACGTATGTGACTCCACGTGAAGAGCTACTTGAGATTGCACGAGCGCTAGTCTCCTAGTCCCATTCACCACTGCGGTGGGTTGGTTTGTTCATTTTCCAACCCACCGCATTCACATCTTTGAGGGAAGAATTGAATATAATCACCACCACTGAGCAGCTGGAAGAGTTCATCGCTGCATACAGCAAAGTAGATGGCTTTGCATTCGACGTCGAAACCATTGGTGACGACCGACTTTACCCAGTAGTAAACACTGTCTGTTGGATTGCATTTGCGACTGACGGACGTACCGACGTTATCCCTATGGGCCACCCAAACGGAGAGTTTGAGGGATGGAACAAGCCACTACTACTTCCTGGACAGAGAAGGCTCGAAGAGGGCAAGCCTGTTACAGACGCACACTACTCCAAAGACCAACGCAAGTGGACGCCTCTGTTTGGTGCACCACCAGCTCAGCTCAGCGCAGGAGAAGTGTTCAAGGCACTCAAGCCACTGATGTTTAGCGACAAGCTCAAGGTGGGTCACAACCTAAAGTTTGACTTGTCCTCTGTGGCTAAATACTTTGGTAAGAGACCACCAGCTAAGCCATACTTTGACACCGTTATGGCACAGTTCATTATCAACAACTTGAACAAGAACCGCTTGAATCTAAAGGACTCGGTCGAGCGAGAGCTAGGCATCGTCATTGAGAAGGGCGTTGGAGAAGACATTTCCAAGCACTCTTTCAGCGATGTCGCTAAGTATGCAGCTATAGATGCCGAGGTCACCTGGAAGCTTTACCGTTCGCTTGAGCCGAAGATTGTAGGCAACCTCCGTAAGGTTTGGCGTCTAGAGATGGATGTTCTTGCCGCCGTGACGGACATGGAGCTGACAGGGGCTTACATTGACCAAGAGCAGCTGACCCGCATCGCAGAGCAAATTGAGAAGGATAAGGTAGAGGCAGAAGCCAACGTGTACCGCACTGCAGGCAAAGTCTTCCCAATCAACTCTGTTGCAGAAAAGCAGAAGCTGTTGTTTTCTGCCGAGCCAGGTAAGAAGCCACGTATCAAACCTAACGTGAAGTTCAAGCCTGCATTTACTCCAAAAGGGTTTGAAGCGTACAGAGCAGGGGAAGAGCTAAACGCTTCTCACTTCTCTGTATCTGCAGACGCTCTAGAGTTCTACCGTGGTAAAGACGATTTGATTGACGCTCTTCTTCACTACCAGGACCTCAACAAGCTCCTCACTACGTACGTTACTCCGTACACAGGAGGAACAGTAAAGCGTGTTACCAATGGTGTAGAGAAGCTAATTGAGAAACGAAGCCTGCTAGTTAACGGCAGAGTACACACCAACTTCAAGGCTCACGGCGCTGAGACTGGTAGATTCTCGTCCTCAGAGCCAAACCTGCAGAACATCCCTTCTTCAGGGGATTACGGCAAGCTAATCAGAAACCTATTTGTTGCTCCTCCAGGGTACAAGCTGGTGGTTGCTGACTACTCTCAGATTGAGCCACGTGTAATTGCGTCTCTTGCTCAAGACCCAGTGCTTGTAAACAACTACCTAACTGGCGGGGACATCTACACCACAATTGGTGACACCATGGGCGTAGACCGCAAGGCAGGAAAGGTGCTGGTATTAGCTATATCTTATGGCGTTGGACCAGACAAGATTGCTAGCTCGATTGGCTGTACTGTAACCGAAGCTAAGAAACTACTCAACGACTTTGAGGCTAAGTTCTCTTCTATTACTAAGTACAAAGCCAAAGTAATTCGCTTGGCCAAACAAACCTCGCCTATCCCGTATGTAGAGACCTTGTTTGGCCGTCGCAGATACCTTCCTGAGCTAGTTTCCAAGGACCCTGGAATGCTGTCACGAGCAGAGCGCCAAGCTTTCAACACAGTTATCCAAGGTTCAGCGGCTGACATCATGAAGCTAGCTTTGGTCAGAGCTCACTCTTGCTTCTTGACCGAACCAGACATCAATGTTGTGCTGACTGTGCATGACGAACTTGTAACCGTTACTCCAGAGGACAGAGCTGAAGACACGCTACGTGCTATCAAAATGTCAATGGAAGGCATTAGACTAAACGAGATTACAGTTCCACTCATCGCAGAGGCTCACATCGTAGATAAGTGGGGAGAGGCCAAATAATGTGGTGGAGACGAAGAAGAACAATAACTTTAGCTGACGTATCGTCTCGACTACGTGGGTTCATCCTTGACTCTCAGATGACCAACCCTCATGAGTTGGCACTAGTTTTAGGGTGCAGCCCAATAAGCGACGAAGTCGCCATGATGGAAGAAGACGAAAGCGACCGCAGAGTCTCCGACATTAGCATCCTCACTCCCTTGTTGTACGCCTACGCTCACGCTCTATCTGAAGCAGCGGTTGAGCACCAAAAGAACTCACTGGACCCTAATGACAAGATACCCAAGGAAGTATGGGCCACAACTCGGCAGCTAATTGAGCAAGTGTCTATCTCAGTGCTAGTAGGTGCTATAGCTCAGATAGTTGACATTGGACTACTAAAGCTTCCTAGAAAGTTAAGGAGACTACTTTGAACAACGCAGATTGGTGGGCAAAAAAACTACAACAGCAACAGCCTCCTGCTCCTCCTGCAAGGACGCAGAGCCTTCCTGTAGCGCCCTCACAGACTCCTATGCAGTCCATGCCGCAGATTCAACAGCAGCGTGACCCTGCAGAGCGTGCGATGTCCGCTAAGCAAACGCAGAACTGTCCAGAATGCTACTCCCAGAACTACATGGCAGTGTCTAACGCTGCCCCACGTTGCTATGACTGCGGTTACCCAATTCAGCAGTCAGGTAGTCGTTACGGAGCTCTAACTGGAGCACACGTTGAAGGTGATACAAAGGGCGCTCGTGGTAACGACGCCACTAATAACTACAACCCACAGAACATTATTGGAAGGATTGAATAATGGAGCAACCAGTCGTACCCCTGCAAGTTGCAGCTGAACACTATCGTGACGCTATGCGTCGAGGACACAACTACGGTAAAACCGAGTTCAAGCTAAAGGCAGTTGAGCTACTGTCTCAGCTAGCTGCTGACAGTCCGTTTGACGAGCAGACACTTCGTGGCATAAAGATTGCTATGAGAGCAGTAAAGGATATGTCACTTGATTAATGCAGACGCACTGAAGGTAATGGCCTCAATTAACAAGCGCTTTGGTGAGAACACTGTCGTACTTGGTGAGACCATTAAATCTGACACAATTAAAAAGATAACTACAGGAAGCACCACCTTTGACTACATCCTAGGTGGCGGGTTTCCTAGCAATCAATGGAACGAGCTAATTGGTGAGCCTAGCCATGGCAAGACAGCGATTGCACTTAAAGCCATTGCCGCCAACCAAACCAAGAACCCAAACCACACGACAGTTTGGGTAGCGGCGGAGCAGTGGGTTCCAGAGTATGCAGAGATGTGTGGAATCGACACAAGCCGTGTGATTGTGGTAGAGACCAACATAATGGAAGAGGCTTACGACGCTGTAATTGCCTTTGCTGAGTCAAAAGCGGTAGACGCTATCGTGATTGATTCTCTGCCTGCTCTGGTTCCAGCTCCCGAAGCAGAGAAGAACATGGACGAGCTAACTGTCGGTAAAGGCGCTTTGCTTACCAATAAGTTCTTCCGTGTTGTAGGCGCTGCTATGAAGCGCTCCCTTATTGAGGATGAGCGTCCGATTCTAGGCCTAATCATCAACCAGTACCGTATGAAGATTGGCGTGATGCACGGAGACCCACGCACTACTCCTGGTGGTGAGGGAAAAAACTACGCTTTCTTTACCCGCTCAGAAGTTCGTCGTGACGAGTGGATTGAAGTTGGCTCAGGAACTAACAAGGTCCGTGTAGGCCAGCGCATCAAAATTCGCACCATCAAGAACAAGACTGCTCCACCACAGCGTGTAGCCTATGTCGACTTCTACTTCCAGGGTCACAGCATTTTCTCGGCAGGAGACTATGACACCGCTAAGGAAGTTGCCTCACTTGCAATCGTAAAAGAGATTGTTGACCGTAAAGGTGGGTGGGTCTATTACGCAGATAGAAAGTGGCAGGGCCTCGAGGCGTTCGCTAATTCTGTTCGTGAAGAGGTAGACTTATTCGAAGAGCTCAGAGATAAAGTTCTGAGCACCCCAGACAGCTTCACTGGAGGAGGCGAAGATGAGTGACAGAAGAGTAACCCCTATTCTTAGGGACATGAACTGGTCACAAGAACTAGAAAAAGCATACGAAGAGTACATGACTTCTTTGTACTGCCATATCGACTGGATGGAAGGTGAGCCAGAGCCAGAGCCAACGCTCTCAGGTGAGGCTTTTTGTGGGTGCGAAACTTGTTGGACCAGGGAACAACTGTACTTCTTGGTACCCCACATTATCACTGGCTATCTAGAAGGTAAAGTAGGCATCAAGGTTGAAGAGTGAAGGACAAAAGCAGTCCCAAAAGCACGAGAGACGAATCGCTAAGGCTATTGGGGGCTCCACTAACGCAGCGTCAGGGGCTTTCTGGAGTCGAAAAGGAGATGTCCGCTCCGCCGATTACTTGGTCGAGCACAAGTGGACAGGGAAAAAATCCAAAACAATTCAAGCTGCTGAACTTCGAAAGATAACAACAGAAGCAATTATGGATGGCCGAACCCCAGTGTTTGGTATCCACCTTGACGGAGAAGATTACGTCATCTTGCTAGAGACAGACTTCATGGAGCTGATTCAAAAAGATGACAAATAACTTTGAAATGTCGTGGAGAGAAGACGCTCGCTGCAAAGATGCAGATACCGAGCTGTTCTACCCTCCACGTGATAAGGAACTGTACTCAAACATCGCAGCAAAAGCACGTGCGTACTGCTTGGGAGAGACAGGGACTAGCCATTGCCCTGTAAGGGCATACTGCCTTTGGGAAGCAATTGAAACAGAGGAAGCCCACGGAATTTGGGGAGGCATGTCGCACCGAGAGAGAAACGCTCTGGTACGTAAGTGGCACCGCAAGTACCGTCGTACGATGACATTGAAAGAATATATATTCAGTTTGGAGCAAACACCACATGCCAACTAAGTCAGAGCTAGCAAAGTTTTTCGACACCAAGAAAGCTGAGCTAAAGCTAACAGGACCACTACAGCGCCACCTAATGCAGCGCCCAGCAGGCGACCGTAGGACAGACGTCCTACACCCGTCTGAAATTATCAAGAGGGACTGGTGCCTGAGGGCCTCGTACTTCCTGCTAAACGGGCACACCAAGATTGCAGAGAAGCC